TGAAAAAGTTAAAACAATGTTTAGTAATGCAAAAGATTTTGATCCAAGTAAAATTACCGCAACAACTCGTTCTGCAGATGACCCATTAACTCTTGTTTGGACAGAACTTAATAACAAAGATTTAAAGCAATCTGTAGAAGTTCTTGAGTGCTGGATTAAACCCGGTACTGATAAGCGTTGGAAAAATGGTGCTATGATTACCATTGCTAGTGACCAGATTATTCAAATTTTTGAAGGCTGGCCCTATACACATGGTCAATATCCATTTGCCAAGATTAGCGGTATTCCTAATGGAAAGTTTTATTACGACAGTACGATTGTAGACTTAATCCCAATTCAAAAAGAATACAATAGGACTCGTAACCAAATTATTGAAGCAAAGAATTTAATGTCTAAGCCTCAACTAATTGCCCCATTAGGCTCTGTGGATGCAAGTAAGATTACATCAGAACCCGGTCAGGTAATTTATTACAAGCCAGGACTTGCTCCACCTCAGCCTATTCCATTGTCACCACTACCTAGTTATGTTCTTGATGAAGTAGAACGTCTTTATAGGGACTTTGAAGATATTAGTGGTCAGCACGAAATTTCTAAGGGTTCACCCCCTTCTGGAGTTACAGCCGCTACCGCTATTAGTTTTCTTTCTGAACAAGATGATGCTAAACTTATTTCACAAGTTCGTGAACTAGAATCCGCTATTGAAACAATGGGTTTTCAAATCCTTTCTTTGGTTGGTCAGTTTTGGGATACACCGCGAGTAGTTAGAACTGCTGGAACAGATAATAGTTTTAGTGCTGCTGTTCTAAAGGGTTCTGATCTTAAGAATAATAATGATGTACGAGTTGAAGCCGGTTCTGCTTTAAGTAATTCGAAAGCCGCAAGGCAAGCGTTTGTTATGGATCTTATGAAGATGCAATTTGTTCCTGTGGAAATTGGACTTGAACTTCTTGAAATGGGTAATGTTGCTTCTCTCTATGAACGTGTCAAACTAGATGAACGTCAAGCAGATCGTGAAAATCTTCGTATGACTACTATTCCTATGCAAGATGCTGCTAAGTATCAAGATACTCGTAGTGCTTGGGAAATGGTTGGTGGAGTTAATCCACAAACAGGGCAAGAAGTTATGCCTCCACAACCGCCATATCCTATTAATACTTTTGACGACCACGGTAAGCATATTGATGCACATAATAGATTTAGAAAGTCCCAATCTTACGAGCAGTTAAGTCCAGTTCATAAGGCAATTATTGATGAACACGTTAATAGTCATGTTTCAGCATTAATTGGAAATAATACTGATACACAGGCTGGTTCTACTACTCCATCAGGAGATAGTTCTACAGCACAAATGGCTGATCCTAATTCAATGGCGATGCAAACTCAACCAGATAACTATTCTGGTCCACAACAGGATAGTGTTACTGGAAGCCAAACCCCACCATCAGGAGGGCAATAATGTCATCGTGGAAAGATAAGAACTTTAATAAGAAAATTAAAGTATCTCAAAGTACAATTGATAGTTTAAATCGTGGTGGAAATTTTAATAGTAATTTTAGTAGACTTAAGTCTAGCATGGACCCTTCTCAACGAGAAGCAATGAATAGATATTATGGTAAAGATAAAGTAGACGCTGCTTATGCAAAGTGGCAAACTGAAGGTAAGGCTAAAAGAGATGCGGCTGCTCCTAAGCGTAACTTTAAAAAAGCCAATCCAGAAGTATTTAGTTCTACGATTCGTGCAAATCCTGGTGCTAAACCACAGGCTAATGCTAAAGATAATTTTAAAAAAGCCAATCCAGAAGTATTTAATCCTAACCGTGTAATCGGTGCTAATCCAAGTGCTCATCCAGAATTTAATGCTGAAAGTAACTTTAAAAAAGCCAATCCAGATGTTGTCGCTGCTGCAAAGAAACGCGCAATAGATCGTGTAACAGCAACCGTTAATAATGGACCTAGAAAGCCGATGCGATAATGGGTAAAAAAGTTGGTAAATCAGACACCAGTAGTTTTAAAGATGAATATATTCAAGAGGGAGAAACTAAAGCACAAGAAACGGATGAAAAGGCTTTACCTAAGGCTGCTTACATCGGAGATCAAAATAGAGAAAAAGCAAAAAAGTTTGCTGAAAATCTTAAAAATAAGAAAACGCCAAACCGGCGACGATAATTCTGTAGTCCTAACGGAACAGAACTAACCTAAGGAATAAAATGAGTGAAATGTCAGGAGAGTCCACACCAGTAGATTCTGGAGCAGTGGAATCATCAGACTTTACAGAAAGTATGAATACTTCTGTAGATACAGGAGCAGATTCTTCTCTTTCTATTGATACGGATCAGTCTATTAAAACTAATCCAGCATGGCAACCCATTTTGGATGTACTTCCTACTTCGCTTCACGAAATCGTTTCTCCTACTCTTAAAGAGTGGGACAAGGGTGTAAATGAACGATTTAGGGAAATTCATACGCAATACGAACCATATAAAGATTACCAGGCTATTATTGATGCAGGTATTCCTATGGATGATATTGCAACTGCTATGAGTTTGATGGAACAAATTCAAAATGATCCCAAGTCTGTTTGGGATACCATGAACGATTATTATAAATTTCAAGAACAAATTCAGCAGGAAACTCCTGTGGAAGAAGAATATCTTGGATATATTGATCCTAATGAACAAAAACTAACTGAACTAGAAAATACTGTCAAGCAGTTGACCGATCTTATTACGTCCGAGCGGGAGCAAGCCCAACTTTCTGAACAAGAAATGGTGTTAGATTCTGTTCTAGAAGATTTAGAACAACAATACGGTGCTTATGACCAAGAATTTGTATTAACTCAAATGGCAGCAGGTGCTGACCCTGAAACTGCTGTTCAAGCATATCTTTCTTTGGTTGATCGTATTAAAACAGATTCTAATAGACCTCAAGCCCCAACAGTTGTTGGTGGCGGTTTAGGTGGAGTTGTGGCTCCGTTAGAAATAAAAGATATGTCTGCTCAAGATAGGCGCGGTCTAGTAGCCGATATGCTTCGTGCTGCTAAAGATATTTAACCCTACCTCTCTATAGGAGATATAAAAATGCCAGCAACCCTAAGTACCATTGATGCACTTTTGAAGGAAGTGTACCAAGACGGTATTACAGAACAGATTAACCAAGATGTAACTACACTTAAGCGAATTACTCGCAGTAGTGAAGGTGTTTCTAATGAAGTTGGTGGACGTTATGTTACGTTCCCAATTCACGTTACCCGAAACTCCGGTATTGGTGCTCGTGCAGAAATGGATGCTCTCCCGCCAGCCGGTAATCAGGGTCACAATGCTGCTCGTGTGCCTCTTAAGTACCAGTATGGTTCAATTCAACTTACTGGACAAACTATTAAGTTGGCAGACCAGAACTATCAAGCATTTGCTAATGTCCTAGACAATGAAATTTCAGGAATTGGTAAAGACTTGGCAAAGTACCTTAATGCCCAAGTTTATGGTGCTCCCGGTGGTGCTCGCGCACTTGCAACCGCTACAGGAAGTGCTGTTACTTATGTAACATCTACTAGTGGTTACAAGAGTATTAATATTGGTGGTCGTTACAGTATTTATAGTGCTGCTAACTATGCTTCTTTAACTGATACTCCAATTACTAACGGTACTGGTATTTATGTAACAAGTATTGACGCTTCTACCGGTCGTATTACTTTTTCAACTGCTGCAACTGGTGGTTCTACTGTTTCTTTGACCACAGCCGTTGGTGACGTAATTGTTACCTTTGGTTCTCTAGGTAAGGAGTGGAACGGATTTAGTAATATTGTTTCTACTTCTGGTACTTTGCACAACATTGACCCTACGGTTCAAGCATTGTGGAAAGCGGTTGTTAGGAACGGTTCAACTCCTGGAACTAATGAAGCACTTACAGAAGCCCGCATGATTAGTACTGTGGACGATGTTCGTGTTAATGGTGGAAAGACTTCTGTTGGTTTTTGTAACCTCGGCGTTCGTCGTGCTTACTTTAACTTGCTTAAGGATGACCGTCAGTATGTAAACACTCAGCAATTTACTGGTGGATTTAATGGTATTGCATTTACCACCGACCAAGGTGAAATTCCTATTGTTGTTGACGTTGACGCTCCTACCAATAAGATGTACTTTATTGACGAATCGAATATGACTCTGTATCGTCAAGAAGATTGGACGTGGCTAGATATGGACGGCAATAAGTTCCAACGAGTTGTTGCTAACTCATCCGGTACTGCTGGTAACTATGATGCTTACTATGCAACCATGTATCAGTATTCCGAATTGGCTACGCATAAGCGTAATGCTCAGGCTGTTCTTAACGACATTACTGAAGCATAACCAAGTAATTAGTTATACCTGGTAGCCTATTAATAGGGCCAGGAAAGTTCTGCAAAGGACTTTCCTGGCCCTATTTTGTCTAGAGAACGATAACTTTCGTTTTCATTAATATTATCGGAGATACCATGAGCAATGCTCTTTTTGGTGGTTATATTGCAGACCCCACTAGTGGGCATTTTATTTCTCAAAAGCACGCGGCTGTGGCTCAAATTATCCATGACTGGAATCCTGATTTGAGTCTAGTATGGCTTCCACCAGATGTACGAATTGCTGGAGATGAAGGAAAAGAATTTGCTATTATTCATACCTCTCCTGAAAATTTTAAACAATACGTTGTATGCTATGCTGATGCTAATCAGATAGATGAACGTCTGGTTGCTAAGTTGTATGAAATGGATTCTCGTAAGAACGACGTTTTATCCAAGATTGAATATGGAGAAAGAGCCGCTAGACTTTTAGAAACAAAAATGATGGAAGATGCTGCAGCAGAGCGACAAGATTTAATTGCCACAGTTATATCTTCTCCATTGCATTCTTATAAACTTAGCAATGGAAGAAGGATTAATTCGTGAACCTTACAGATATTCAAACTCGAGTATTTAGAACATTTGGTGATGAAGCAAGTATCCAAATTACAAGTGATGATATTATTCGTTGGGTTAATGATGCTCAACGAGAAATTGCCATTAGTGCAAACTTATTGGAAACGAAGGCTACTCAGGTTACGTCCAGTAACCCTCTATCCATGCCAAGTGAACTGATGACGTTACACAGCGTTTCTATTGGCAATTATCCTGTGACCCCTATTTCATTTGCACAGGGTCAAGAACTTTTGACTTCACCACTTCTTAATGTAAATAACGACCCTACTAAAAATGTTTATTGGATTTTTGGACGATCAATCTACTTTTGGCCTTCTTTGCCTACAAACTCAAGTGTAACATTGTATTACACAAGAGAACCTACGGCTGTGTCTACCTCAAATACAGTTATTGATTTACCCATTAATTACCACTCTAGAATTTTAGAGTACGTTCTTAAGCAAGCATATGAACTTGATGAGAACTATGAGGCAATGGCTGTTAAGGGTGCTGAATTTGATAAAAATATGTCAGAGCAAGCAAACCAAGAGGCTTGGTCGTCACACAAAACTTATCCATTTATTACCGTCTTACCTGAGGATTATTAATGTCTATTCAATCAGTTACTATTGGACCTTTTACTAAAGGTATTACTAATGATAACTTGGCTGATGTTAATAGCCCAGATACCGCTTTAGACATAGTTAATTTTGACCCAATGATTGACGGCTCATTAGTTTCTCGTAGACCTCAATTATCAAGCAAAATTTTCTGGCAACGTACCGGTATGTTAGATCAAAATGTACCTATTGGTTATTTTCAAGATCCAGTATTGGGTTTGTATATTATTTTTAATACTCCTACTGGAATTTATTTCTGGAATAAAAGAGTTTCGTTTACAGGATTTGGCGGCAGTAGTGGATGGCTGGGTCAACTTATTAGTACAACAAATAGGGCAAATGTAGCCGTGCAGTATCGTGATAAATTATGGATTGTTGCTTATGAAGGTACTAGTGGTTATTGGACTCCTGCAACTGGTTTTGTTACTGTTAATGGTATGCCACTTGGAAACTCGGCAGCAATTAAAAATGATAGATTATTCATTACTGGTATCACTTCTGAGTCTAAACTAGAGTGGTCCGATGTAGGTGACTTTACAAAATGGTACGGCGCGGGTGGTGGCTATGTAGCAATTAAACAAAGTGATGGTCATTATCTACAAAAAGTTGTAAACTACAATGACCAACTAGTAGTATTTAAGAACAGAGGAGTTTGGGTACTTAACTATTCAAGCGATCCGGGTCAGGGTTCTTTACGACTTATTAGTCCAATTGTTGGAACTGACAACTGTTTTTCGGCTGCGTCTAGGGATGATTATGTTGTTACATACTCCTCTGGAAAAATCTATAGGATTAATGCTAATAGTTTAGATTTACTAAGTCCAACATACGCTAATACATTGAATAATTATAGTAGAAATAATGTAACTTCTTCTACAAACTACACAAGTATGTTTGAGTTAAATTCTTTTGTAACATTTGTTGATTCAGATAAAATTATAATTTTTGTAGAAGGTAAGTATCTAGTGTGGAATATATTAAATGAATGTTGGACTCGTTACGAATTTACAGAAGGAGAAGAAATTGGACTTATTTTAGAGGTTCCTTCGTTTGACGATAGAAGTGCCAATACTTACTTCTGTGGTGGTCTTACGTTTAACAATACTGACACTTATGAGTTAGTTGGACAAAAAACTGTTTTTGAAAACGATACAGCATATATTCCTTTTTACGCTAGTATTACAAGCAAGCCTATTGATTTTGGAACTGCTGCTAGTTTTAAAAGATTATTTCATTGGGGAGTTGACTGTATTTTTGGCGGAACAGTTACTGGAACAATTTCTCCTGTAACAGTTACCTCTACAATTTGGAGTTCTTTAAGTTCTAATACTTGGGATTCTTTAAGTGCTAATAATTGGAATACACCTTTGGTGTCTAGTGTTAGCAGTGTTACAGTTACTTCTAACAATAATCAACGAGAATATGTTAAGTTTCCTAAATCCTCTAGATTTAGGCGTATTAACTTCAAAGTTGAGTTTTATAGACAAGCCAACTACTGTACTTTTTATACAATTAATGCCTTTGTAAAGGCTAAGCAACTAGTTTTTGCAAGGGAGTCTTAATGACAGAGGACGAAAAAAAGTTATCAAAAATTCAAGAAGATTTAGCCTCTATTAAAGGCTTGATTGATAAGAACAATATCGTGCTTGTACATAAGGTTAGTAATATGGAAAAAGATATTGTTGATCTTGAAAATAGTCTAAAGGGTTATGTTACTTACGACAGATTTTCCCTTATTGAGAGAGTAGTTATTTCTACTATTGCT